AATTTCGCGCCAGGACAGGCAATCGTCACTCCAAGCATCATCGCGGCCGAGCTGGTGCAGCTGGCGTCGGATCTTGAGCAGGCCGGTCTCATCGAGAATCTGGCTCAGTTCAAGCAGGATCTGCTGGTGGTTCGCTCGACAGCCAACGTCGATCAGGTGAATGCCGTGATCCCGCCGAATATCGTCAACCAGTTCAGGGTGTTCGCCGCATCCGTTCAATTCATTCTGTAAGGAGCTTACATGGCAAATCCGAATCAGGTTACGGGGCGCGTATTCGTCACCGTCAATGGCCAGAGGCTTGCCTCCAAGGAGGGAGCGAAGCTGGATATCGGCGGCGTTACGCGCACCGGCGTCAAGGGAGATAGCGGGGTGCACGGATACATGGAAGCTACCGAGATCCCCTTCATCGAGTGCACCATCTCGCACATGGCCGCAACCGATCTCGAGGCAATTGCTGCCTACTCGATAGAGTCGGTGGTCTTCCAGACCGACACCGGTCAAACCTACTCGCTGTCCCAGTCCTGGCTCGCGAAGCCGCCCGAGCTCAGCAAGGGAGAGGTTCACCTCAGATTCGAGGGAATGGCCTGCGTGCGTTCGAGCTGATATTTACGAATTTAGGAGAAAATCATGGCCCAAGCCATCGCCAAATCCATCGCCCTCGCCCACCCGATCACCCTGGGGGACGTTACCTACTCATCGATCGATCTGCGCCGCCCTGTCGGCCGGGATCTGAGGAACATTGGCCAGGCAGCCAACAATTACGATCTCATTTTCAAGCTCGCTGCAGAACTCAGCGGCATCCCCGACCCGGTATTCGACATGCTGGATATCGACGACATCCAGCCGCTTGTGGAGGTTGTCGGCGGTTTTTTGGCGAGTTCCCAGACGACTGGGAAATCCTCTTAGGGGATCTCGCTTTCGTTTTTCACTTCCAGCCGTCGGAGTTGTGGCGGATGGACGCGAGGGAACTTATATTCTGGAAAGCGCAGGCGCTTCGAATTCAGAAACAGGCTGAGAATTCATGAACATGCTCGAAATCGGCGTATTGCTCAAACTGACGGACCAGATGTCAGGCGGTATGCGCAGCGCCGTCGGCTCGCTCGATGCGTTTGGAACGAAGCTCGACCGAATCGCCGAAAAAGCGAATCGCCTCGGACGAGCGTCGCTCGCAAACGGCATGATTGCGACAGGTATCATGGAAAAGCCCATCAAGGCATTTGCCGATCTGGACGAAGCCAGCACCAATCTTCGCATCGCCATGATGAATAATCTGGGACAGATTCCACCCCAGTTCGCAGAGATCAACAAGCAGGCGATCCAGCTCGGAAATTTACTGCCAGGGACCACGGCCGACTTCACGAATGCCGCCACGGCACTCCTCGAGCAGGGCGCCGCCATCGACTCTGTGGTGAACGGGGGGCTAAAAGCAGCCTCCTACCTTTCGGTTATCCTGAAGATGGTTCCCGAGGATGCCGCCGAAATGGTGGCCAAGTTCCGCGAAGCTTACGGGCTTTCCTCTACTGAGCTGACAAAAATGGCGGATCTCACACAGAAGGCAAAATTCGCCTTCGGCTTGAATCCTGACGATATCAAATACGCGGCTGCTTACAGCGGGTCGACACTGAATCAACTTGGGCTCACTGGTGTCGAAAACGCTAAAAAGATGCTCGTGCTGCAGGGTTACGCTCGTCAACAGGGTATGGATGGCTCGGTATTCGGCACCAACTTCGCCCAGATGCTCAATCAGATCGGTCAAATGCAGACCAAGCTGCAGCGTCATAGCCTCCCCATGCGTCAAACGAATGCCGAGCTTGCCAAGTTCGGTATTCACCTGAACTTTTTCGATAAAAAGGGGAAGTTCGAGGGCATCGAAAATCTTGTCGCGCAGATGCAAAAGCTGCGCGTGTTGAGTCAACAAGAGCAGCTCTTTGTGACCAACAGGCTTTTCGGTATGGAAGGGGGGCGTGTAGCTGCCCAGATGGTGAAAATGGGCAGTGACGGACTCCAGTCCAAGATCGATCTGATGGAAAAGCAGGCGGACATCATGCAGCGGATCGACGTCGCCACCAAGTCAGCCAAAAACACCTGGGAGGCTCTCACGGGCACCGTAACCAACCTCCTGGCCGCTTTCGGCGGCCCCCTGGTAGACTTTCTCAAGCCCTATATCACCAAGCTCAACGAGATCACCGGGGGGCCGCTGCAGAAGTTTGTCGACGACCATAAGACCTTGGCCAGGGTTGTGGGATTGGGTGCCCTGGCTTTTGGTGGGCTTGCTATTGCCATCGGAGGCGCGGCGCTTGCGCTTGCAGCATTTTCCAGGGCCGGTTCTGTGATCGGAGGCGTTCTTGGTCTTGGGAAAGGGAAAAAGGGAGCGATGGGCGCGGGTATTGGCGCGGGCATGCCGATCCCACTCCCGGTATTTGTGGTCAACCAGCACATGAGTCTTACTCCCGAACAGATGGGGGGAATGCCCTCCGGGGGCGTTTCCGGGGAACCGCCCGCGAAGGGCGTCGGATCAAAAATTGCCAAAGGTGTCGGGGGGTTGCTTGGCCTGACAGCGGCATGGGAGATCGGCCAGGGCATAGGAGGGGGTTTTAACTGGCTGATTGACAAGGGGACTTCGGTTGCCACCGGCGGCAAGGAGGATTCGTTTGGCGGCTGGCTGTATGACAAGACCCACGCCAAAGAGATCGATCGGATATCCCACAGGAGGACCGAGCTCTCCGGGACGCTGCATATCAAGATCGATTCTGATGGACGCCCCTCGGTAGTGTCCGTTAAATCCTCCCAGCCCGGCGTTAACTTCAACGCCTATGCCGGCAACACGATGGTGACGCAATGAGCGTTTCCGCATGGAGAACGCAGCTCAGACAGGCTTCCTTTCGGGGTGTGCCTTTCTACACCTTCCGCACAGAAAGTCAGCAGGGGCGTCGAGCCGTTTTGCACGAATACCCGCAGCGAGACATTCCTTATGTCGAGGATCTGGGGCGCAAGGCAAGAGGCTTCGTGATGGAAGCCTATGTGATCGGCCCAAATTACATGGCCGCCAGGGACAGCCTGATTGCCGCCCTGGAGCAATCCGGCCCTGGCACCTTGGTCCATCCTTACCGCGGCACGCTGAATGTCGCTCTCCTGACCCCGGCCACCATCATCGAATCGGCGCAGGAAGGCGGAATAGCGCGCTTCATGATGAACTTCATCGAGGCGGGGAACAATGCGCAGCCCTCAGCCAAGCCTGATACGAGCGCGCTGGTCGGCAATGCAGCCGATTCGGCAAATGCGGCCGCGCAGAACAGTTTCGCCAACAAGTTCAATATCGTCGGGGCCGTGGATTTTGTGACAACAGCCTCTCAGGCTGCGGTCAATTCTGCGATGGGCGCCATCAATTCGGTGGCTCAGTTCGGCCAAGGCGGCAACCTGCTTTCCGAGCTGCTTAATTCCTCAGGAAACCTCTCCTCGTCGCTCACCACGCTCATGGCCACTCCTCAAACTCTGGGCGGGTCCATTCAGAGCCAGATTTTCGGGGTAGAGTCGCTGTTCTCGAACCCATCCTACGCCTTCAATAATCTCAAATCATTTTTCGGGGCCGGAAAGGAAGTGGCCGGGACCCCTCCTGTGATAGCGGTGCAGCCGACATCCCTCGCCACGCCGTCGAGAATCCAGCAGTCGATCAATCAGGCTGCGGTTGTCGACCTGGTGCGCAGGACTGCGATCATCGAGGGGGTGCGGGCCAGCAGCCAAATCACTTTTACGAGCTACAACGACGCGCTCAGCATGGAACAGAGCCTGTCCACCTACCTCGATACCGAAATGGAATCCACATCCGTCAATTCCTTCGGCCAGCCAATCCCGATCGACGATGATCTGTACGTCGCCCTGGCCAGCCTGAAGGTCGCGATGGTGAGGGACATTACGGCGCGAGGCGCGAACCTCGCGCCCCTGACCCAGGTGACGCTCCCCATCACGATGCCATCTCTGGTAGCGGCTTACCGCGTCTACGGAGACTCCACCCAGGAGCTCGACTTCGTGGCCAGGAATAATATTCGTCGCCCGGCCTTCGTGCCCGGTGGCGTGCCACTGGAGGCGCTCTATGTCTGATGGGGTGGTAGAGCTCAAGGTAAACGGCGCCATATTCGGCGGGTGGCAAAAAGCCGAGATCCGCACCAGCATCGAGCAGATCTCCGGCACGTTCTCCGTCACCATCACCGACAGGTGGCCAGGTGTTGATCTGCCTGCGCCTGCGCTGCAGGGCTATCCGGTCGAGATCCTCCTCGATGGTCAAACCGTCATGTCCGGGTATATAGACGATCTCGAGCCAGAGTACGACGAGAACTCGCACACGATTCACATCGAGGGGCGCGACAAGACCGAAGATCTTGTGGATTGCTCTGCAATTCACGCTTCCGGTCAGTGGAATGGCAGGACATTGACCCAGATCGCCGCCGATGTCTGTACACCGTTCGGCATCAAGGTGATTGCCCAGGTCGATGTGGGAGCCCCCTTCCCGACGCTCAACATACAGGAAGGCGAGCGAGCTTTTGAAACGCTCGATCGCGCAGCGCGCATGCGTGCCGTTCTGCTGACTTCTGATGGACTGGGAAATCTCATCATTACCCGAGCTGGCCAGACCCGTGCCGGCGCAGACCTTGTCGAGGGGGTCAATATCAAGCACGCCAAGGGTAAATTTTCCTGGAAAGAGCGGTTCTCTCATTACATCGTCAAAGGCCAGTATAGGAACTACGACGGCGGCGATCCTACCCAGGCTGCCGGTGCGGCCGGGACCGCAGACGACACGTATATCGACCGCTATCGCCCGATAGTGATCCTGGCTGAGGATCAGGGGCACGTGGCCACGCTCGGACAGCGCGCCGCATGGGAAAAGAACGTCAGAATTGGACGCTCCGGACGGGCCACCGTCACCGTGCAGGGATGGAAAAACGATGTCGGCCTTTGGACGAAGAATACGATAGTCAGGCTGCGCTCGCCGAAGCTATACGCAGATCTCGATTTGCTCATAGTTTCGGTCACCTATCACCTGGGCGAGAACGGAACGACTGCCGAGCTTGAGGTGTGCCGCCCGGAAGCCTTCGACCTGCTCGCCGGCGTGCAGGCAACGCGCCTAGGGAAGCAGATCTCGATCAAATCGCGGCAGGGCGCAGCGATGCGAGTGCGGGGCGACAATCAGCGCTGGCTGCAGGCGAACGCCGGGTCCGACTACCAGTCGAATATTTCTACCGTGCCGCAAGGAGAGGTCTGGAATTGATTTCCACGATACAGAAACTGATCGCACCGACGCACCGCAGAGTCATGCTGATGGTCAGCCGATGTGTCGTCGACATTGTCAGCGATGCGTTCAAGATGCAGCGGCTTCAGATTACCGTACTGGATGGCGAGACCCGCGACAATGTAGAACGCTTCCAGGAATACGGCTTTACTTCAGTGCCGTTCCAGGGGGCGGAGGGGGTGATGGTATCAGTCGGAGGCAATCACGATCATGGCATCGTCATTGCCGTGGACGACCGCCGCTACAGGCTGAAGGGTCTGGCGAATGGAGAGGCGGCCCTCTACGACGATCAGGGTCAGAAGGTGCACCTTACCCGGAGTGGAATCGTCGTGGATGGCGCCGGAAAGCCTATCTTGATCACGAACACCCCTGAGGCGACGCTGGACACGCCCCTCACGCATCTCACCGGCGCGCTCCAGGTCGACGGCTCCGTTACTTCGGATAGCGAAATAACCGGACTCGCCACTTCAGCGGCTCCCATCTCGATGAGCGGGATAAGGAGCTGGGCAGACGGTCACGATCATAACGACCCCCAGGGCGGCGTTACAAGCACCTCCAATCAGACGCTATGAGCGATATTCAGACGGTATTCATCGATTTTACCCACGGCGCAGACTATGCCACGGACAGTCTCGGGCTCCTCGTCGACGATGGTCTGCAGACTTCGGTCATCCTGTCGCTTTTCACCGATCGGCGCGCGAACCCAGATGATGTTCTGCCTTCGGCATCGAGCGATCTCCGCGGCTGGTGGGGTGACGACTACCCGGTGGTGCCGGGTGACAAAATCGGCTCCAGGCGCTGGCTTTTGAGTCGAGAAAAGCAGCTTCAGAGCGTGCTCAATCGCCTCAAGGAATACGATCAAGAGGCGCTCCAGTGGCTCATAGACGATGGGGTAGCTGCCAGTGTCAGCGTCGACGCTGTGATCGTGCGCCCCGGAGTGCTTGGCGAATTCATTTCGATTTTTCCGCCGGCGGCCAGCCCGCAGCAATTCAAATTCGAGTCTTTATGGAGTAACAGCTGATGCCCTGGGTAAGACCACTACTTCAGGATCTGGTGGATCGGGATGTTGCCGATATCGCCACCAGGATGCCAGGAGCCGATGCCACGTTGCGGCGCAGCAATCTCAATGTCCTGGCCAGGGTGCACGCAGGGGGCATGCACGAACTTTATGGCGGCCTTTCCTGGGTGGCGAATCAGATTCTTCCGGATACGTGCGACCCTGACATCCTCATGCGGCAGGCGAATATTTATCTGGATGTCCCGCAAAAGCCTGCGACATTCGCCCAGGGGCCGGTGACGTTGCCCGGGACAAATGACTATACGCTCCCGGCCGGGACGCTTATGCAGAGATCGGACGGGGCAGAGTTCACCGTCGACGCGGATGCGGTTGTGATCGGCGGTTTCGTCTCAGCCAACGTGACGGCAGTCGTCGCCGGATCTGCCGGAAATTCTCTGGCCGGGACGCAGCTAGCGCTTGTATCTCCGGTGAGCGGCATTTCAGGCACGGCAACCGTCGGAGCTGCCGGCCTCGCGAACGGATTCGATGTGGAAACGATCGACTCTGTTCGTGCTCGCCTAATCACCAGGCTCAAGCAGCCGGCGCAGGGAGGCGCGACTTACGATTACGAAAATTGGGCGACAGATATTTCCGGCGTTACGCGCGCCTGGTGTATGCCCAGCTACCTGGGCGTCGGAACAGTCGCGGTTTTTGTGGTGACAGATAATGCGCCCGGAGGTCCAATCCCGAGCGCTCAAACAGTAGCAGCGGTTCAGTCGTACATTGCCGGTCGCTGTTCAGTTATCGCGGCCGGGCAGCTCTCGGTTTTTGCTCCAGTCGCAACGCCGCTTGATTTTGCCATTCAGCTGACCCCGAATACCGCTGCAGTGCAGGCTGCTGTCGAGGCTGAGCTGGCGGACCTGCTGACGCGGGAATCCATTCCGGGCGGAACGCTGCTCCTGTCGCATATCCGCCAGGCAATCTCACTTGCCGCAGGAGAAACGGACAACGTGCTCGTGGCTCCGGCCGCAAATGTGGTGGCGGCCGCCGGTCAAATGACTACGATGGGGGTCGTCACATGGCTATGACGGCAGATCAGTATCAGGAGATGCTCATGGCGCTGCTTCCTGCCGGGCCTGCGTGGCCAAGGAACCCTGATTCTGTCATTGGTCAGCTCATGGCTGCATTTGCCCAGGAATTTTCTCGCTTCGACCAACGATGCGACGATTTGCTGGCAGAGCTTTTTCCGGATTCGCTTGTAGAGCTCCTTCCTGACTGGGAGCGTGTGCTCGGTCTTCCGGACAATTGCACGCCAGCCGAATCGCTCACTTTTCTGGAAAGACGATTCGAGGTAGTAAGGATATTGACGAGCATGGGAGGGCAAAGCACGCCCTATTTTATAAAGCTGGCAGCTGCAATGGGTTTCCAGATTTCCATATCCACGTTCACCCCATACGATTGTGAAATGGCGTGCGAATCCGGTGTGCTCGATGAGGTGTGGCGCTTTGCGTGGCAGGTCAATTCAGCGCTCAATTCCATCAACGAGGAAACCTGCGAACTGGATTGCGAAATGCCCTTGCAGGTGTGGGGAAATGCCCGGCTGGAGTGCGCTATTACAGCATTGAAGCCTGCCGAATCCGTTGTTTTGTTCTCATATTCATAAGGTGAAAATATGCAAAGAGTAAGCAGGTCTACGGCTGTGTCGGCTCTTCCGGCACCTCCTTCCGGAGGAACCCCAGGGTACTTTACCGGCGGCGACCCGGTTGCTGCAACTCCGGCGACCATCCCGGGTTACGAGTGGTTCAACAACGTACAAGAGGAGATCCTCTCGGTCATCGAGGGCGTGGGCCTCGTCGCATCGGGTGCTGACCGGACCCAGCTGAGGCAGGCAATCGAAAGCCTCATCGAGGTCAGGTCGGGAAATTATGCGCTCGATACAGGTGTTGCAAATGCCTATGTAATCGCGCTCAGCCCGGCGATCTCGGCATACACAAACGGCCTGTCGATTCGGCTCAAATTTGCACATTCCAACACCGGCGCGTCTACCATCGATGCTGGAGCTGGCGTGGTCCCCCTGCTCAACGACGAGGGAGCAGCCCTCGTCGCCGGAGATGCCCCTGCTGGCGGCGTGGCATCGGCTGTTTACGATGCGACCGTGGGCGGCTTTTTGATAACGGGGATCGTGCCTAGCCAGGCGCTCTCCGAGGCCGCAGCCGCCGCCCTGTTTGCGCCGCTGGCTTCTGGGGTGCAGCCCGGCACCATCATCGGATTCGCAGGGGCGACCGTTCCGGCGGGATACCTTCAGCTTCCACTCTCCGCCACGAATATCAGCAGATCGACCTACGCAAACCTGTTCGCGGCCATCGGGACCGCCTGGGGCGCGGGGGATGGGAGCACAACCTTCGGATTGCCCTATGTCGCGGCGGATGGGACGTTGCTGGCGAGTAACTCTAACCTCGGCACAACCACGGTTGGCCAGGTGATAAGCCATTCGCATTATATGGGTGCCACTGGAGGCGCAGGTTCTGGAGGGTTTGCCATGAGCGCAGCCGCCTCCAGCGCAATGAATACTTCCGCCACAGGCGGCTCTCAAAACACGGCGGCGGGTTCTCGCATCAACTTCGCCATCAAATACTAAGAGGAAATATCATGGCACCGAAAACAGTCTACCTATTTGATCCGATTACTGGCGAATACAGGGGGATTTATCAAGCGCAGGAGAGCCCTCTTGAGCCAGGTGCGTACATCGAGCCGGCCGACTCGACCGAAACGCAGCCTCCGTCGGCAGCCGCCAATGAAGTTGCCGTTTACGCGAATGGCGCATGGGCGCTTCAGCCCGACTACAGGGGGCTGACAATTTACGACCAGGCGACAGGTTCGACGCAGGAGGTGACGGAAATTGGGGCGATTCCGACTGGATTCGCGTTGACGCCACCGCTACCGACGCTCGACCAAGCTCGCACATCCGGTCAGGCTGTGATTGATATGCATGCTGGGTCGGCGCGTACCCGATATATCACCACGGTACCTGGCCAGTCCGAAACATACGCGGCTAAAGCGGCTGATGCTGCCAACTACAAGGCGGCCGGCTATCCGGTTGCGAATCTTGCCAATTATCCTTGGGTGCAGGCTGAGGCTCAGGCAATCAATGGAGCGGCTCCGACTGCCTCACAAGCTCAAGCTGCGGCCGACAGTATTTTGGCGGCCCAGGCTGCCTGGGCCGCAGTAGGCGTTAAAATTGAGCAGCAGCGAAGAGCGGCAAACACCGCTATTCAAGCTGCTGGCACTCTTGCTGACGTGGATTCTGCAGTGACAGCGGGTGCTGCTGCGCTGGATGCAATTTGAAAGAAAAGACGGGCGGCCGTCAATGGTGCATCAACATCACTGACAGCCACCTCCCGCAGAGCATGCCTGCGATTGGCCGAGGCCCGCCACCGTGCACACGGCGGGAGGAAGCTTATCACGCGATGGCGGGAACATGGAAGAAATACGCTGTAGTGGCTGCAACAAGAAACTAGCCGAGGCAGATTATCGTCTCCTGGCTATAAAGTGCCCCAGATGTGGGGCGTTAAATGAACTGAAGGCCGCCGAGCCTCTTAACGGTGCACTTAGGTGCCCAGGAAGAGAGCAACGGTGAGCGTGATCCTTAACAATCCGGCTAATCCCATCATCCCTTGGCTGGGCGGCAAGCGCCGTCTGGCAGATCGGTTGATCCCCCTGTTCCCGCCGCATGAATGCTATGTGGAGTTGTTTTGCGGTGGTGCGGCGATCTACTTCCTGCGTCAGGTTCCGGCGCCAGTGTCGATCCTGAACGACATCAACGGTGAGCTGGTGAACCTGTACCGGGTGGTGCAGCACCATATGGAGGAGTTCGTCCACCAGTTCAAATGGGCGCTAACCAGCCGCAAGGTGTTCGAGTGGATGCAGATTACCAGGCCGGAGACATTGACCGATATCCAGCGCGCAGCACGGTTTTTCTACCTCCAGCAGCATGCCTTCGGCGGCAAGGTAGATGGCCAGAACTTTGGTACCGCCACTACGGCACCGGCGATCAACCTGCTGCGGATCGAGGAAAATCTTTCTGTCGCTCACCTGCGACTGGCCGGCGGCACCACTCTGGAAAATCTGGCGTGGCAGGAATGCGTCAAACGTTACGATCGGGCGCATACCTTATTCTACTGTGACCCTCCATACTGGCAGGTCGAAGGCTATGGTGTGCCGTTCGGGTTCGAGCAATACGAACAGATGGCCGCAATGATGCGCAGCTGCAGCGGCAAGGTCATGGTCAGCATCAACGATCATCCCGATATTCGGAATGTTTTCGAGGGATTTGTGATCCATGATCTCGGTATTAAGTACAGTGTGGCCAACGCCCACGGCAAGCCCGTGGAGAGCCGGGAACTGGTAATCACGAATTACGAACCGGCTTTAATGGGGGGTGGGCTTTTTTAGTCGACCTGCGTTCCAAATATCACGCAAATCTGCTCCAAATGTCGCGCTCGTTTACATGATGTCTGAGAAGAGCGCCACGCGCTCCCGGACGTTGCCCTGTTCGTCGTAAATCGTGTTGATGGTGAGCCATTCCGGGAAAACGTCCCCGTTTTTGCGCTTGTCCCAGATTTCGCCCTGCCAGTAGCCATAAGTTTCGAGAGAGCGCCACATTTCCCGGTAGAAGCTGTCGTCATGTTGGCCCGAGGCCAGTATTCGCGGGTTTTTTCCTTCAACCTCGTGCAGGGCATATCCGGTGATATCGCTAAAGGCGGGATTGATTGCCACGATGCGGTTATTCGAATCCACCACCATTACCGCCTCCGAACTTGCCTCGAATATGGAGGTGAATCGCCGGAGCGATTCCTCGCTTCTCTTGCGATCGGTGATGTCGTGAACGATGGCATAAAGGATCGTTTTCCCGCCGAGATCGACCGGCCCGGAATAAATCTCGACATCGCGGATTTCCCCTGAGGCGAGTCGATGCTTGAAGTTGAAGCAAAGCAGCTTTTCATTCGCCGCTTTCTCGATTTCTGCGGAGATTTCAGCCCAGGGCCGGGTATTGATGTCCGTTATCTTCATCGACAGGAGCTGGCTCCTTGGGTAGCCGTAGAATTCTTCGGCTGCCTTGTTGGCATCGACGATTTTCCCGTTCTCGGGATCGAGCGCGAGTTTCACTGCGGCGCTTTCCTCGAACATCTGCTGGTAGCGGAATTCGCTTTGCCTCAGCTCATCCGTGCGTTCCTTCACTTCCCGCTCGATGCGGGCGGCATAGCCGGTTCCGAGCAAGAGGAAAGCCCCCAGGATTCCTGTGGCAAAAATCCCGCCCGCAAGCACGGACCAGCTTTCCCATGTCTGGTGATTGCGAAGATAGGCTGCCGTCGGAGCCGTCTCGAAGGCATATTTCCTGCCGCCGAACTCGAAGTTGCTTCTGGAAAGCGCTTTCGCGTTATGAGGGAAGGTGTCATAGAGAGAAAGTCCGCTGTCCAGGTCCGCCAGCCTTGCATAAAGGGCCCCGTTCTGGGGATTGACCACTTTGGTGAGCAATTCTCCCATGTTGAGGATGGCGAACACGACGCCCTGATAGCGCCCCCTCACCCTGAGCATGAGCAATACCTGGTCATTTTTTCCTGTCGGGGCGGTCGCAACGAGCTGACCTGTCGACATGGCTTTCAGGAGGGCTTCCTGCCATTGCAGGTTCGAATCGAGATTCGGGAAGCCGTCTGCTGCCGGCGGCTCCAGAAGGACAACGGGGTATTGAGGGGAAGTGCTGGGTGCCCATGCGAGCGCCTGTATGGTCGGATAGCGGGACAGGATGTCCTTGCTGAAGCGGCTGAATTCACTCTGGCTGATTTCGTCAGTTCCCGTCATCAGGGCACGCACTGCTTCGACCAGGGCGGCTCTCGCGTTCAGGCGGGCGTGGATCACCTCAGTCGCCTTCTGGGATTCGAGACGGAATTCGGAAAGCGCTTCTCCTTTTTCCCATCGGCTGGTCTGGAGGAACACCAGGACAAACAGGACAAAAGCTGCAGACATCGGGAGCACAACCGTAAGCGCCCTTTTTTTCCAGAGATCCCGCGGTTCTCCGAAGGCGGTCATGACCAGCGGAAAAACCATCAACACCCCGAGCGTGTCGCCCAGCCACCAGGCGCCCCATACTGTCCGCGCTTCGGAGGCGTCCAGGGTGCCAAGCCAGTGAAGCGACAGGGTCGACAGGGACGCGCTGGTGAGGCAGACGAGCGGGATGATGACCAGAAAGCGCGCAATGTCGGCGAGCTTGTCGAGCGGTGCTGGGTAGCCGACATACCGCCTCAGCGCCCATCCCCCGATTCCGGCCTGGAGAGTCGATGCGATTGCCAGGCAGAGGCCGGATGCGATTTCAACCGGGCCGAAATGGTAGGTTTTGGAAAATCCGATCCAGAAATTGAGCAGGAAAGCGCCTACGAATATCGCGGGGAGTATTTCGAAGCCGATCGCAAAGCAGAAAACCACGGCGATGCCGGCTGGGGGAAATATGGGGGCGGCGTACCCGGAGAACTCCGCCAGCAGCAGTGCCGGTTCGCCCGTCACGAGGTAAGCCGTGACGATGAGGAAGAAGATGCGCCAGCGCCCGCCCGGCAAGCCGGACATCAT